GGCGTATTTCTCGGCCTGTTGGTCAATCGCCAGAGCCTGATCGCGCGAGAGCTTGGTGCCGCCGGCCGTCGCGGCATCGAGAAGGGTCTGCTTCTCCGTCAAATAGGCAGCCTGCTGGGCGGTTTGGCCCAGGGCGTCGGCCTGGGCGTTAATCTGGTCGGTGGCCCTCACACCGGTCGCTATCGCCGAGCCGATCTGCTTCTGCTGGTCGGCGTACGATTTCGTGGTCGCCTGGACGGCCTGAGCCAGGGCGAGCTGCCCCGCCTCGGCGATCTGCTGATCCCGGAGCTTCTGTGAAATCGGCGGCCCGACGTCCAGCTCCGTCGCCTTTTGCTGCATGGCCGCGGCCTGCTTCTGCTGCGGGGTCGTCGCCTGGATGGTGGCAAGCTGCGATTTATAGGAGGCGGCATCCTGCGACAGGCTGGCGCTGAGATTCGCGGCGTAGGATGGAGGGACGTCGGCCGTCGACGGCTTCGCCGACGACAGCGCGGCGAAGTCCAGGTTGACCGTGCCGGTGATCGACTTCGCGGCGGTCGCAAACCCGTAGGCCGCGGCCTCGGCTTTTCCGAGTTGCGTGGTGATATCGCGGAGGCTGTCCAGCAGCGCTTTTGTCGACGAGTCGAGGTCGGGTGACAGTTCGAGCTTTGCCAGCTCGTCGCCGAACTGCTGGGCCGTGAGCTTGCCCGCCTCGAAGGACTTCTCCAGTGCATCTACCCGCTGCACCACGTCCTGATTGATGAAGATCAGGTTGCCGATCGTGCCGGCGGAGCCGGCCGAGACGGATGCCTTCAGCGCCGCCGAAAGCTGCACGATGGACTTTCTCGCCGCGTCGATCTGCTCCTGCGTTCCGAGCAGCAATTCGTTCGGCGTCGATTGCGACCCGAGCGCGATGAGGTCCTTGAGGGCCTTGCCGGCCTCCGGGGCGGCCGTGGCGATCTCGTCGATAAGCGCCTTCTGCTTTTCGAGGACTTTGCTATTGTCCTGAGAAGCGGCCGTCCAGGCAAGCACCCCTGCGCCCACCGCCACAACGCCCGCGATCACCAGATTGATCGGCGTCACCATGGCGAGGAGGCCGGCGCCTGCCGCCTGGATGGTGCCGACAAAACCCTCCTCCCCGTTGGCGAAAATGCTGACGATGCGGTTCGCCTCGTATGCGAAGGCCTGCTCGATCGGTATGCCGGCCGAGAGCGAGCCCGCGAGGGAGCGGACGACGTGCCCCGACTCGGCCATCTGAATCGCATTCAGCCCAAGCGCCTTGGTGTGCTTGTCGATCGTCTCTGCGTTGTCGTTGACTGCGACGCCATATTTGGTCGTTGCCGCTTCGAGCAGCGAGGCGGCGCCGGCCTGGTCGATCAGGCCCTGCGCCTGAGCGCGATTGATGGTCGTCGTGTCCTTGGCCAACTGCTGTTGCTGCTTGTAGCCGTCGACCACACGCTGATTGAGCTTTTCGAGAGCGCTCGCGGCCGAAATCTGCGCCTTCGACATGGTGACTGTCGCGACCGCAACCTTGTCACCCGCGTCGGCCATTGCGTTCAGGTCGGCCGTGCTCTGCGCAACGCCCTGTGACGTGGCCTTGATCGTCAGGGTTCGAATTACGTTGAGGTCGACCATGGCCCTATCTCTTGCTTTCCCGTTCGTCGCGGTCTCGGGCGTACTCGAGCCACGCATTGTCGATTGCCCTGATCAGCAGCCGGAAGCGCTCCCTGCTGTCCCCTTCAAGCCCCGCGGCGCCGGCGTAGCGATCGATCGAACTCCAGGGGATTGGAAAACGCCCCATGCCTGCCGGCCGGTCGGTGCACAGCTCGCCGAAGGCCTCCCATTCAAACGAGAGGTGCGGCTCGGGCTCGACCCGCGTCTCGATCGCCGGGACTGCCTGGCCCTCAGCCTGGAGGCGCTCGAGGAAATCGATGTGCTTCCCCCAATCGAGCGACCAGGTGAGGGCCTCCGTCAGTTTTTTGCGTCTGCCTCGAGTTCGGCGGTAGCGCGCTGGCCGGCCACGCTGCCGGCGAAGGCAACCGCCTCGCGGAAGCGGGTGAAGTCCGGGTCGGTGAGGAGCTTTTCCGCCAGGTCGCGGCTGTAGGGGATCGCCGCGCCGTTCGCGTCGGTGAGGCCGCGCCAGTCGAGCAGCACGGTGTCGAGCAGCAGCCTCGTCTGGATGTCGTCGGAGTCTGCCGGGTCGATGGCGCCGTCGGCCCGCTTCGAGCGGGGCAGCGACCGGATGAGTTGGGCCTGCAGCTTCCGGTAATCGGCATTGCCGACACCGCGCACGCGCAGCTCGAGGTCCTCGAGTTCGGGGATTTTGGTAACCCACTCGCCGGCCTCAATGACCGCCGAGTTCACCTTGATGTCGTCGAGCTTCATTCGTTCTCTTCTTCCTTTTCAGGCCGCTCCGGCCGGTGTCATTTCGCCAATTGCCAGGTTCTTCCCGGCGTCGACGTACCCAGCGAGCCAAACGACGAGATCGGCCTCGGTGGCCCCCTCGCGCATCAGCTTGCAGGTTTGCGCTGCCGCCAGCGCCATGCTCGCGCTTTCGGCGTCCTCTGCGGAAATCCCGAGACGCCGCAACAGCTCGAAATTGGCCACGGCGTGCCGCCGCCCAATGGCGCGATAGTCGGGCCGCTCGGCGGCTGGAATCCTTTCGATAGTTTCATCTCCTTGGGAGCTTTGCCGGTGTGGTCGCCGCGAGCCGCCCATGCCCTCGCGGCGACCATTTCCCCCCAAGGGGTTGGGGAGCATCCCAATTCCAACCCCGGGGAAGGCCGGTCATCGCGCGGCGAGCGCGACGAAGGGGGAGCGGGTGCTGGTGCCGTTGTAGGGGGTGATCGGCGTCGCCAGGTTAGGCTGGCCGTCGACCCGGGCCGTGAGGCGAAACACCGCCTCGTCGTTGACGAACCGGCAGTGCAGCGAAAGGGCCGGGTTGGTCCCGCCGTCGATCAGCACGTATTGGCTCATGTCGGCGAGCACGATGTCGCCGAGCTGGCCGAGGGGGTTTGCCTGCTCGATTTCGAGCACCGGGGCGCCCATAAGCCGCGGCGTGGTCGACAGTGCATTTGCCGGCAGGTAGACGGGTATGGGCGCAGCGCCTGTGCCGATCACCTGAGACATTTGCGCCAGTTGGCCGGTCGCGTCCTCGTTGACGATCCAGGCGGCGCGCTTCCGGCTCGGCGCCGGCAGCCGCGCCCACATCTTGTAGATGTTCTCCCAAACGATAGTCGCGGCCGCCTGGCCGCTTTCCTTAGCCACCGCGATCAGGGCCGTGCTGTTGAGGATCCCCAGCGGCGTTCCCGTCTTGCCGGCGAGAATGGCGAGGTCGAGCTTGAAGCCGAGCTCGGCGCCGAAGGCTTTCATCAGGTGCGCGCCGAGCATCGGCACATCGGCGAGCAGTTCATTGGAGACCGGCGCGACTCCGATCAGCTTTTTGGCTGAGAATTCGAGCCGCTTCCAGCGCGGCCACGAATTCGAGACCGACGCTCCCTCGGCCGTCCAGTAGCTGAGCACCCCGCCATAGCGGCTGCCGTCGGCGCGGCTCGCTTCGTCAATCGCCGGGAGCTTCACATCGGCCAGCGGCCGGCTGGTTTCGCGCCGGTCGGTGAGCGGCGCCAGCACCGCGTTGTCGTAGATCGACTGCACCAGCGGCTCGGCCCATTGCGAATCGACCACGAAGCCGCCATCGGCCGGGTTCTGTTCGCCCGCGCCGGTCGGAGCGCGCACCAGGCGGTTGTCGACGATACCAGCCACGCCGTTGCGATCTCCGGCCCGTGCCACCGCCTGCAGCTGCTCGCCGAACGATCGCCACATCGGCGTCGCCGGCGCGGCGGACACCTTGTGCAAGGCGGTTGCGCCCGCGGCGCGGCGAAGCTCGACGAGCTGCGGCTTGGTCATCTGGAACGTCTCCGGGTTGAGGTCGAGGGCGCGCTCGCTCCACGCGATCATGGGCTTGGTGTCGATGCCGGCAGCGCGGGCGGTAGCGAGAGCCGAGGGCAGCGAGGGCACCGGCACCTGGCTCACCTCGAGCAGCTCGGCGAGCTGGAAATCGATGCCGCCCGGCCGCGACTTGTCCTTGCTGTAGGACCATTTCAGCGGCAGCCAGGAGACCGACACCGCATTGAGGAAGCCACCCACCGCCAGGCGGTAGACCATGTCCGCGAAAGGGCTCACGTCGGCCGGCGCGTAGAGCACCGAGCCGGCGAGCAGACCGCCCTTGGCCGTGATGTCGATGACCCGGCCGATCGGCGGCTGCCCGGCATCGTGAGCCCACAGAAACACCGGGTTGTTTCCGAAGTTGGAGACGTCCCAGCCGAGTATGGTGTGCCCATCCCGCGCCACCTCAGGGGTGGAAAAGACGTAGTTCACGACGCGGTCGCCGCCGTTGCCCGCGATCGCGGCCTCGCGGGTACGCACGACGGTGGTGACGCTTCTCATTTCCATTTCAACAGCTCCCACAGGCGCAGCAGTTCGGCCGGCAGCGTGCTGCGCAGCCGGGCAAGCTCGGCGGGCACGCCCGCTTGATCTGCCGCCAGCTGCAGCTGCTCGGCGGCGTGTCGGGCGGCGAGGACGATTTCTACCCCGGCGGCGCTGGTCAGCACCCCATCGCGTTTCCGGCTCTTGAGAACGGCCTTGCCGGTGACGGGATTGGTCGACTGCTCGACCACTTCGTCGGTCGCGGGCAGCTTTCGCCCGGCGACATAGTGGAGGCCCACCAGGTCGTGGAGGAATTCCGCGATCGCCGGATCGGCGCTTTCTCGCAACTGCGCCTCGAGCCCGTCATGCTCGGTCGAGAACGCCCAGCTCATTTGCGACCTACGCCGATCCACCTCAGCAAGCTTATCCCGGGCGATGATCACGCCGACGCGGTCCCTGGCGGCGATTGCAGTATTCACGGCCGCCACGGCCGCGTCGTGCTCCCGGTGGACGGGCGGGAAATCGGCGTCGGCCTGCTTTTCGAGCGTCCGAAGGCGCGCGACAAGGGTCGCCCGCTGGTCGCGCAGTCGTTTCGCCGCCTCGGCAGCGGCGTTCCGGTAGGAGTCGGACGCCACGACGGTATCGATGACCCGATCGAGCGACGGGCGGCCGGTGGTGAAATTGTCGGGCATTGGGGAGGCTCCAGTTGAGTCGCCGGGTACGATGCCGCCGCGTCCGGGACATGAATACAGCTGATTTTGTCCCAAGGTTCGCCTGTAGGATCAGCGACTTAGCAAAATCCGCCTGAGCTGCTTCGGGCTCGCGGGCAGCGCGCGACCACTCGCCTGCGACGCATCGAACAGCGCCGAATCGACCGTGCCGACGTAACTGGCCGGCGCAGCGTCGCGGTGCCGATCGGCGCGCATCCAACGGGTCGCGTAGCGACGGATGGCCGAGCGCAACAGATCTGCCTGGTCTTCGACGGGGCCACCCGGCAGCAGCATTTCAGCCGCGCGGCGCAACGCGTCATTGCGCCGGCCTTCGCTGGCCCGGTGGCCGCCGAGCTGGGCAAGGATGGCCGCCCCGATCGCCCGCCCGGCCTCGCCGCAGGCGTCGCCGGCACTGAGCCGGGCCGCCACGTCGAGCAGGGCGTCCCGATCGTGGTCGAGGGTGATCCGCAAATCAGTTCAGCTTTTCGCCAGGTGGCTTCGGCACCGCATAGCGTCCGGTCGCGGCGGCCTCTGCCGCGCGGCGCCGCTCGTCTTTTTTGGACATCGGCCGGGTGTCGGCGATGCCTTCGGGTATTTTCGCCGTCGCGACGGTACCGAGGCCGCGATCGAGGATCGACCTGGCCGCCGTCACCCGCGCCGATTCGCTGTTCCCTGCCGTTGCGATGCGGCTCAGCACCTCGATTGCCAGGTGCGCCCACTTTCGCGCCTCGGATCGCACATCGAGCGACGCGTTTTCCGGCGGCTCGGGGCGGCGGCCGAACGGCAGCATCGGTTCGCCGCCGAGGTCGATGCCCGGCTTGCCATAGCCCCGGTCGAGGATCGCATTGGCCGCCGCAACCTTCGCGCTCTCCGATCGCCCCGACTTCAGCTGCTTGACCAGCGACGCCAGGGCATCGCCGGCCTTGGGCTCGGCTACCGTGGTGATGTCGCCCGGCGGAGGCGCCGCCTCGGCGGCCCGGGTATCGATGGGCGCGAGCGGGGCAGCCTTTTTGGGCTTGCGCCCGGCACCGGCTCGCCTGCCCCCCCATCCGCCTCGTTTCTCATCGGCCAATTTTCGTCACCCCTCCGTATTCATCTTGGAAGTTGAAAAAAGCCCTCAGCCGCCCGGGGAATTTTTCTCACGCGTGAGGACCCGTGCGGTAGACGCCCCTCCCCGCCGGGGGATTTAAACCCCCTACCCCCGCCCGCGGCGCCGGGGCGGCGGGCGGATCATTCGCCCGTGTCCGAGGGCGGCGCACGCGCCCTGCCCTTCTCGGCTGCCGCGAGTTGCCGAGCCTGATCGATCAGCCGTTGCGGCGCGCTGATGGCCTTCTGCTCGAGCAGCGAGAAGTTGACCGGGCGCCCGCGTTCCATTGCCAACAGCTGCACCAGATGCTCGGCGGCCAGGCGCTCCTCGGTGACCCGGATCGACCCGTAGTCATTGAGCCGCACGTCGGGTGCAGGCGCCGGCAGGGCTGGCATGGCGGTTGCAACGGCATCGCTCCCGAGCCCCGCCGCCCCGCCGCCTGCACCACTGGTGCGGTCCGGCCGCTGCCAGTCGGCGATGAGCCGCTTGGCTTCCCCATCTCGGTCCAGATCGGCCTCGATCCGGTCGGCCAGAAGCTCGGCGCCAGAGGTGTCCAGCCCGCGACGGAAGCGGATGGCATAGGCAGCCATCATCTCCTCGGCGCGATCCTCCGACACCCCCGCCGACGTGAGCACGTCACGAACGGGCATGTGGTCATCCACGGTAGGGGGTAAGGGGGTATCTTCTTTCTTACTAGATTCACCGTCCACAATGTGGACGGGGGGTAGTCCACCATGTGGACGCTCATCGTCCACAATGTGGACTCCGGGCTGCCGCCGCGGCAGGGCTAGCCGGAGCTTGGTCGATGACCGGCCGCCGTTGCCGCGGAACCGATTTTCAACCTTCTCGACGAGCCCGCAGGCAGTCAGTTCCGACAGTGCTTTGAAGATGGCCGAACGGGAAAACCCGATGTCGGCTGCAAGGGTGGCGGCGCTAGGCCAGCACTCGCCCTTGTCGTTGGCATAGTGGGCGAGGCGCATCAGCACGGCATAGGCTACGCCGCTGGGCGTCCGCTGCTGCTGCGCCCAAAACAGCGCTCTGACCCCCATGGGCGATCATTCCAGCAGGCCTTGCGCCCGGGCGTGCTGATAGGTCTGTCCCACCGCCAGGGTGAATTCCGGCAGCTTATCGATCGAGAAGGCCAGCCCCCGGTTCGAGGGCAGCATCAGCCCGCCTTCGTTCCGGTAGAATACCCACGCCTTGAACGTCACCACGCGGCCATAAGGGCCGACCGATAGCCGGATTTCCTCCCGGGCGTTCTTAGGCACCACGGCCACGAGCAGCTCGCCGTCGTCGGCGCCGCTCATATGTCGTCCCCTTCGGGCTTCCGGCCCTCCACCCGGGCCGCCGCTTCCTGATCAGCGAGCCAGCTCGCGAGCGAACTGCGGCGGGCGCAAACTCTGTCCCCTAGCTTGAAGGTAGGCAAATGCCCTTTGCTGATCAGGTGGTAGACCTGCCGCTCTCGGAGGTTCAAATGCTCCGCAATAGCAGGGACGCCATAGAGCAGATCGGCTTCACTTTCGGTCATCGGCTTTGTTGCGCTCCTGTCGCGCGTAGCAGCGGGCATTACAGCGCGACAGGCGCTAACCCATTGATTTGATTTGCGATGAGAGTGCCGCGCCAAACGCAACACGGCCGGCAAAAAAGACCGCTCGAAAGCGGCCTAAGTGGTTGATACCAAACGAAAAAACTATCAGACATTCAGAGATTTGGCGTAGAAGTCGGCGAGCTCGGCCTTCCCCTTGCGTCTCGCCGAGGCCTGCTCGTCACGAAGGTACGTTTCGTCGACCGAGAGGCCGAGGTTCGGGTTGGTCACGTACCAGAAGGCCGAATTCTCGTAGACCTTGGCCTCGACCATCGCCTTCGGGAATTCGTAGAGCAGCGGCAGCTTGTGCGGCACGTCGACCTTGCCGTCGCGGATGTCGCGAAATTCCGCAAGCGTCTCCGCGAAGATACCCCGCGGCGGCTTCGAAGACTGGGTCGAGATGTAGATGCCAAACCCCTCGGGGCGGGCAGCGAGGCCACCCTTGATTTCGCGCAGCATCGACCCGGCGTCCGATCGCGCCCCGAATTCGTGCAGCTCCTCGACCAGGTAGCCGATGGTCTTCTTCCCAGTCGCCGTCTGGCTGTCGGCGGCGATCACTCGCAGCGTCGCCTCGGTTTTCCGGTGCGTCAGCACGCGCGAGAAGGACTGGGTGTGGATCAGCGCCGACAGATCCTCGTCGGCGCGCACCATGGCCTCGGCCGGGCCGAACGAATTATCCGCCAGCTCCTTGGTCGGCGCGATGATGTAGAACTCGCCCTGCTCCCGCCAGTTGCGGATCAGCGCGGTCAGCATGATGCCTGGCGCCAGCGTCGACTTGCCGTTCTTTTTTGACACGAGCAGCATGTACTCGCGGATCAAGCGGCGCCCGCTCTCCGGGTCATAGGCACCGAAAAGCGCGGTCGGCAGATCGAAGAACCACGGCCGGCTCGCCTCGCCGAAGGTCGGGCGCCCCGCAGCATCGGCGATCTGCAGATTCCGGAACACTTCAAGCCCGGCCTCGGCCTCCCCGGGGAACAGCGGCCCGATCGGCAGCAGCGAGCCGCCGGCGGCAATGCGCTCCTCCCAGTCGAGGCAGGCCGTCGACCATTGCGGGATCAATTGACCCGGCGACTGCCCGGCGGCTGCGGCACCGCATATCGCCCAGTCGCGGCCGCCGAGGCGGCGCGCTGTCGCTCCTCCTTCTTGCTCGGCTGCCGGTTGACATTGAGCTCGCTGGGCAGCTTGGCCGCAGCGACGCTGCCGAGACCACGCAGAAGCAGCGACTTGGCAGCGCTATTGCGCGCCGATTCGCTTTCGCTGGCGTCGGCGATGCGCCGCAGCACCTCGAGCGCAAGGTTCGCGTACTTCCGCGCCTCGAGGCGCAGCACCAGGCCGACATCATCGACCGGCGCCGGTTTCTCCATGAACGGCAGCATCAGCTCGCCACCGATATCGACCGCGGGCTTGCCGTACCCGCGATCGAGGATCTCGTTGGCCGCCACCACCTTCGCGGGATCGCCGGCGCCGTGCATCAGCTGCTTGACCAGCGTCGAGAGCGCCACCGCCCAGTGCGATTGCGCCGCGACGGTGATGTCGTCCGGCACCGGCGCGCCCATCGCCGCATCGACATCGATCGGGCCGAGCGCCGTCTTGACGACCGCGCCCTTCTTCTTGCGCCCGGCTCCGGGCCGTGCACCGCCGCGCCGCGACTTGGGCTTTTCCGGGCTTTCATCGGCCATGTTTGAAAACCCACCAAATCAAACGCGAATTCAAACCGTTGGCGCGCCAGAATTTTTTCTCACGCGTGAGGACCCGTGCGGTGGCGCCCCCTCGGCTGGGGCGGCAATTAACCCCCCCACCGCCGGGCAGCGCGAGCGGCAATGCCTTTGCCGGTGTTGTGCGAATTGCAG